ATGGTGTTGGGTTTGGTATTGTTGTTTGAAATTCATATGATCCTGCATTAGAAGCACCAGATGCAAGATAATACTGATCATCATATGCTACTTCAGTAGTATATCCTGGATGAGGTTCATATGTAGTACCAGTTGATTTTGATGCATCAGGTATATTCTTAACTGCACCAACACTTTCATCACCACCCTTATAATCCATGAAATCATAAGTAGCAATGGTGTTATTAGTAAGTGGTGCTCTCAATAAAGCATGACTATGTTGCAATACAACACCTGTAGATGGATACCACCTAGAAACTCTACCAGTAGTACTACGATAACCTTGAAGATATCTATCACCACTACCCTGTGCAGGCCATGATGACTGTCCAGGAATACTATGAAATACTGTGTGACTATGCTGGAAGACAGATGGTAACTTCTTCTTCTCCATAGTTGTAGTAATTGTTTGAGAACCAATAATAGTACAACCAATTGTTTCAACTACCTTATCATATCCTGTAGTTGTTATCCTACCTAATGAGAAGTAATTATCTTGAATGTTTTGATCTAAATACCATGCTCCACCAGTAACACCAACATCCATTGAAGCATTACCAATTGTAGGTGAGTTCTGTCCGAATACAGGACCATTACCAACAATCTTTTTAGTGACAGTATCAGGAACATTAAATGTACCTAAGTATGGATCACCATAAAACTGCATTACATTAGCAGTAGTAATATTCTGTATTACTCCACCAGAAACACTTAATCTAACAGAAAATGCGGCATTGCTTCCACCAGCTACTGTTACTGTAGGTGCTGTTACATATCCTGCACCTGGATTTAGAACATCAATTGTTAAAATACCACCACTACCATTAACTGTTTTAACACTTGCAGTTGCTTGTGTTCCACCACCAGTAGTAGTGTAGGTGAAAGCAAGGTTATCGGTAGTGGTTGGCGTTGGCGTTGGGGTTGCGGTTAAAGTATTTGCTGTGTCAAAGTTAAACTCAATACCTTGAGTAAGAGTCCCAGTACTAGATCCAATTAGATGTGCTGTAACACTCAATCTGTAAATATGGTTCTCACCTGTTGGAGGTTGAGGACCAGAGTATCCAACAATACTAACACCATTACTACCTACACCTTGCCCGAAGGCCGTCATGAAGGTATTGTTATTGATGGTCGCGCCAGTAATATCGCCAGCATTCGCATTAGCAGGAATAGTGGTAATAGTATTAGGAATGCCCGATACACTCCAATGTATGAATGGGTCAGCACTACCATCAACCGCTCTCAAATCTTCTAAAAGAACTGAGTAGGAATCAACTGTTACACCTGCTGGTAAAGTAGATGTTTTGAAATCCCAAGTAACAGATGGGTTCTTGTTCTCTGGGTTGGTGTAATTAGTGTAAGTAGAACCAGCTGAGTGATTACCGATCATTGAGATGTCGGCATTAGTTCCAGTAGTCAGAGTTAAACCATCATCGGAAACAGAAGTAAGTGTCGCACCAGTAATAGTTTGACTTATAGATCCACCAGCAGTAGGGGGAGCTGATATGGTTACAGCAGACGATGTTGTATATCCAGTTCCAGCAGTAACTACATCAATACCACTACTTGCTCTTCCTCCATAACGAACACCAAGTATCTCATATAATGTTGGATAGTCTTTAATATTATACTCCGTACCATCACAGTACAAATATCCATCATGAGTATATGCAGGATCATCCCCATTCTGATATGCATTACCAGCAAAATCTTCTAACTTATGAAGATTAGTTGATTTATTAATAAACTCATGATCATACGTATTGGCACCAGTCTTTAAATTTGGTACGACAGTCCCAATTGGTGTAGTATCCTGATAACAATCAGTATAATATCCCTTTCTAGTATTCCTATAACTTTGTACCATGATTATATCTTAATTAAATACTCCATTACAATAAAAGGTTGAGTTGCTGAATCAATTGATATAGATTGATCTACACCAATATCAAATGTTGTCTCTAAATTCTCTGGATCTATTGATATAGCACCAGTCTTCACTTTATAATTATGAGTTCCTTTATCCAACCTAACCCTATGAGTATGTAGGGTAGGAATGGTTCCAGATGCTACTGATATATCAGTAGTATCAGTTGCTTCATTCTCTACATCAGGAACACAAGTTGAATCAACTGCGCCCTCATTTGTTTGAAGAGGAATAACATCAGCTAGAGCATTACCCTGCCAATCTAGTGGCATTCCAACAGCACCAGTAACATATGTTGCTGGTACATTTAATGTAGAATCTTGAGAAGCAGTTCCTGGACCAATATTATTACAAGTAACAAGAAACCACTGTCTACTATGGAACATTGTAGTATTACTACTATCAGGAGATCCTGCTATAGTCGTTCTGTCAAGAGTGTATGGATCATTATTAATACAACCAAATTCAAATCCAGAACCAGATCCAATACGATATGGTCCTGTAGAATCACGTGCAATACAACCACCCCAATAAATTGTCTGGGTTCCCATTCCACTACCCCATAAAGGAGTACCAGTATAACTTGTACCTGAGTTTGGGTTCCATGCATCTAATAGTTTACATGGTAATTGTCCACTACCAGGAGGATTTGAAGAACTATTCTGAGATCTTGTTGCATCTAGCCATGGTTGAATAGGAATTGTTGAAGCATTCTTTAATCCAGTTTGTCCTCTTGGTTTTGGATGATCATTATCTGTTTCTAATGTAGATGGTTGTGCTCTCAACCTTGATCTCACAGAGTCACTGAAGTGTAAGTGTGGGTGTATTTGATTCTCTTCTGGTCCCTCTGCTTCTGTATAATGACTAGTACCTGCATATGTCCATCCAGGTTTTCCCCTAATATCAACTTCTTGACTAGGGACATTAATACTTCCACTATATGAAACCCTTACATTGGTATTACCAATTGCTGCTTCTGCATCTATACCAATACCAGATCTACTCTTCTCAGTACCTGTTGTATCATCAACCTTTCTTACATTATTATAGACACCAGCATTAGCACCTGTTGTAGGTTCAGGATACTTAGAACCTAGATCAGGAACCATAAATTGATTATCATTTAAACTATCAAAGCCACTACCATCTATATTCTTTCTAATAAACTTACAGTTAGCACCTGCACCACACACCTCAGCAAGTCTTGGATAATCTTTTACGAAATATTTTGCACCATCACATTTCAAATACCCTGCTGGTAATGCTTTTTTATTAACTGCTTCATCAGGAGTTCCTTGATAAGGTACTGGCCAAGAGATAACCTGTCCTGTTAGATGACCATATTTTGATCTCTCTTTATTATAGAATACTGCCATTAGTATGCCTTGATAATAAACGTCATTGTTAACGAAGGTTGTGTAGTATCACATGCTATATTTAATGCATTTTCAATACTCTGTGCTGTTAAAGCAGAACCATCAGCATCAGGTGCTGTATGTGATGGTGGTCCAACCATAGTTCCTAGAGTCTGTGCTATTTCAAAACTACCATGATTATGAGACTGGAACGATGTTTCTAACGGATCCTTCGCTGTTGATTGAGTATTCAAAGTAGTAGGATAAGTACCATCTCTAAATTTAAGATCGTGTGTAGCAGTTCCCCATCCAGCAGCAGTTTCTACATCACCAGTACCAAGATTTTGAGTCAATACCACTTTATAATTACCAGATGCTGCTGTGTTGTTAGCATCCTTTACCCATTCTATTGATTGAACATATGTTCCTTCAGGTATATACTTATACTTCTCATCAGTAGAAGCAGCTGTAACATACATCAATGGACGAATCAAATCCCATTGCTTCCATGTATCAGCACCAGTACCATACTGTTGACTAATATCAGTAGTATCAGGTAAAATAACAATGTTTGATCCTTCAGTTATTGGACAATTGGGAACAACTTTTGCTACCCTTTGTTCAGGAGAATCTATCAATCCATCGGCTCTACTAGGTGTAGTACCACCAAGAGGAGTATAACCATAGAAGTTTGCCCTATTCCTATCTTCCATAGGCCTGGGGAACATACCTTTCATTGCAGGTTGAGCATGAGTAGATTCAGGATCTATATCAACTATTTGAGCAGTATTTCCTTGTGGTGGAATAGTTTGCTTATATGATGTTGTCTTAGGTCCAGCACCCCTGTCAGTTCCTCTCCAGTTATTAGCACCAGCAGGAACTGTATCCCAATAATTTTTACCAGCATTTACACCATCAGTGGCAAACTCAAAATGAAAACTAGTTCTGGGAAGTGTATATTCATACGTAGGATCACCATAATATGATAATGTTACAGATCCATCCCGCCAAGTATGAGGTTCAGTATCTTTAAATGAACAGTTAAATGGACCATGAGTACCACTACAGTTGTTAGTGAAACTGATTGTTCCTGTCATCTCAACACCACCATCAGTTTGAAATACCATCGGTCCCTTTTGGTTTGATTGAACAGATGGTATCCTATCAGTATGACTGTGTGATGGTGTATGATTAATACCTAACTTACGATTCAATGTATATACCGACTCCAAGAAATCTGGTGCAGTAAGAACAAAACCAGTAAACTTAAAATATAAATTGCCAGAAAGATTTAATGTGAAATCTA